TGCTAACATTCTTTCTACTGAGATTCTTGCTGAGATCAACAGAGAAGTTATTCGTACCATCTATAACGTAGCAGAACCTGGTGCTCAGGCAAACGTTGCTACTGCTGGTACATTCGACCTTGACACCGATTCAAACGGTAGATGGTCAGTTGAGAAGTTCAAGGGACTTATCTTCCAGATCGAGCGTGATGCTAACGCAATCGCACAAAGAACTCGTCGTGGAAAGGGTAATATGATCCTAACATCTGCTGATGTTGCTTCTGCCCTAACAATGGCTGGTGTACTTGATTACACACCTGCTCTTAACGCTAACCTTAATGTAGACGATACAGGCAATACATTTGCTGGTGTTCTTCAAGGTAAGTATAGAGTATACATCGATCCATATTCTGCAAACGTATCACAGAATCAGTACTACGTTGTTGGATACAAAGGTTCTTCACCTTACGACGCTGGATTATTCTACTGCCCATACGTTCCTCTACAGATGGTTCGTGCGGTTGGTCAGGATACATTCCAACCTAAGATTGGATTTAAGACAAGATATGGTCTTGTTGAAAACCCATTCTCACAAGGTAGTATTGCTGATGGACAGGGTCTTGGTGTTCTTACACGTAACAAGAACCGTTACTACAGAAGAGTTAAAGTTACTAACCTTATGTAAGAAGAAAGGATATAATTCCTTTAATCAAAGCACTCCTTCGGGAGTGCTTTTTTTTGTCTAAATATGCTATAATGTTATTAAAAGTTGAAAGTGAAGATAGATCATCAAGAAATATTTGCAACTCCAGTATTTGAAATAGAATTGTCTAATATTGATAATAGAGAATTGGAAGATGGAATATATGAAATTAAAGAAAATGATAAAGGTGTGCAATTATCAAATAATGGTGGCTGGCATAGTAATCCACAAAGTAGAGAGTTGAATATAATATTCAAACCATTTGTAGATGAATTAGTAAAAGTATTACCTGAATTACCATTTGAACCAAAAATAAAATCATTATCTAATATTTTTCTATGGGCAAATATAAATCCAAAAGGATCATATAATAATTCACATAATCATCCTGGATGTGATATTTCAGGTGTTTATTATGTTAAAGTACCTAAAGGTAAATGTGGTAATTTAGGATTTAATGATCCTAGAGAATCTTACTCATATGGGAATAGATTTTTTGTTGATAGATATTCAAAAGGAGAAACTATACCTAGATATCCAGTAGAAGGAACTATGTTTTTATTTCCTTCTTGCTTACGTCATGAAGTTTCTATAAATGAAACAGATGAGGATAGAATATCAATATCGTTTAATTTAAATATTCAAGACTAAATAGTTAAAAAAATAATAATGGCTGCATCTGGACCGTTTGTAACTCAAATACAAAACAGAAATTATCTATCAGGTATAGGTTTTAAATTTAACCTAGCTAAGTACCCGAAGGTAGATTTCTTTTCTAATAGTGCCAGAATACCAGAATTAAATTTAGCAGTTGCAACTCAACCAACATATCTAAAGGATATTGATGTACCTGGTGAAAAATTAACTTATGGAGATTTCACTCTTAGATTCTTAATTGATGAAGATATGGAAAATTATATGTCAATTTATCAATGGTTAACTGGATTAGGATTTCCAGAAACTACAAAAGAATATCAAGAATTAACTACAGATAGTACAGGTCAAAGAGATCCTAAAGAAGCATTTTGTGATGGAACACTTAGAATATTAAATAGTAATCTTAGAGAGATTGCAAAAGTTAAATTTAAAGATTTATTCCCAGTTTCCTTGACATCTTTGGATTTTGATGCTACAAATAGTGATGTACAATATTTAACTGCAGAAGCATCATTTAAATATACAATATACGAATTGATTAGTTCTAAATGAATCTTGACAAAATTCAGGAGATGTGGGAGAAAGATGCTCTCATTGATCCTGATAATCTACATGATGAATCCTTGAAGATTCCCCAATTACACGCAAAGTATTATACGGTTTATAATACCATTACTTTGTTACGTGAAAAAGCAAGAGAGCAATATAATAAAGTTAGATTAGAAAGACATAATTATTATACGGGTAAAGCACCAGCAGAGGTTTATATTGAGGAACCTTTTGGATATAAGGTAAGAGAAAAGGATGCTATACAAAGATATATGGATGCAGATGAAAAGGTTCAAAAGATAGATCTTAAAATAAGATATTATGATACTTCATTAAAGTTTTTAGAAGAGATTATTAAAAATGTTTCTAATAGAACTTTTCAAATCAAAAATGCAATAGAATGGAATAAGTTCCAAGCAGGTATGTAATAAATACTTTATATTTCCTAATAACTTCATGGATCATCATTCTGGTGAGACTGATGAATGGGTAGTTGAACTTAAGATGGGCATCACAGAAACTAGGTTGCTCTATAAACATATAAACGATTCTTTGTATGGACCTTATCCAAAAAAGTCTATACATTCAATAGATGAACTTGCTTATTTACGAGCATTAAAAAATAAATTGTTTGCGATAATTTGCGAATATAGTTATGATATGGAAGAATTTGATAAATAAAGTATAAAGTAATTTTTGTTACGATGAAGCCAACTCCAAAAGAAAGTCAGAAAATTCATGAGAATTATAAAAAAGTTGTAGAACATCTTATTGAAGAGAAGTATGCAGCAGATCATGAATCTGCAGATAAAATTATTTCTGGTATGACTCAAGATTGGTACGATACTATTGTTGGATAAATGAAATCCTTTAAACAATTTAATGAAGATTCTTATGCTAGGCAAGGTCTAGGTACTTGGGCAACAAGTAAAGTAGTTGAACTTGGTCTTCGTGGTGTAAAAAAAGGTTTTGAGGTTGGTAAGACTGCAGTAAATGCAATTACTTCTCTTAAATCTACTAAGAGTGATCAAGATAATGTCACTAAGAGACAACTTCTTGATAGAGTTAGGAATCTGCGAAGAGATAAAAAGATTAAAGAAGTTATAGCTAATACTGAGAAGGGTTCAACTGAAAGAGCACAAGGATTAACAGGAATAGGAAATGCTAAAGTACTAGATCCTCCTCCAAAATATAAGGGAAAATAAGGCTCTAAATAATCCTACCTTGGTATAGGATTATGAGTCATTTGATTATATCAAAAAAGAATGAAGTTCATCTGCACATAGATGCAGAGGCACATGTGTACTATGAATTATCTGACCAATTCACTTTTGAAGTGCCTGGTGCGAAGTTTATGCCGCACTATCAAAAGAAACATTGGGACGGTAAAATACGATTATTCAGCACTCAAACAGGAGACATATATGTTGGACTATTAGATAGAGTAGTTCAATTTTGTAAAGATCACGGATATACTTACGAATTTAAAGAAAACAAATATTACGGACTACCTTTTGAAGTCAATGATATGATTTCAAAGGAGGGTGTTAAAGATTATATGACTGCGATCTCTAAACATAAACCTAGAGATTATCAGATTGATGGAGTATACGACGCTTTAAAACATAATAGAAAATTATTGATATCTCCAACTGCTTCTGGAAAGTCTTTGATGATATACGGGATTGTGAGATATTTCGTTGAAAAAAAACAAAATACTTTGATAGTTGTTCCAACGACTTCCCTTGTAGAGCAAATGTATAAAGACTTTGCAGACTATGGATGGGATGTTGGTTCATATTGTCATAAGATATACGCTGGTAGAGAAAGAGAAACAGATTCTCAAGTTATTATTACTACGTGGCAATCAATATACAAATTACCTAGAAAATACTTTGATAGATTTTCTACGGTTATTGGAGATGAAGCACACCAGTTTAAGTCGAAGTCACTTATATCTATAATGACTAAATTAGGTAATGCAAAATATCGTTATGGATTTACAGGAACCTTAGATGGATCAGAAACTCATAAGTGGGTTTTAGAAGGTTTGTTTGGTCCTTCCTATAAGATTATCAAAACTGATGAACTGATGAAGAAGGGGCATCTTGCCACTTTGGATATTAATGTGCTTCTATTGAAACACCCACCGAATAAATTTGAATGCTTTGAAGATGAAGTTCAGTATATTATAGGTCATCAAACAAGAAATAGATTTATAAGAAACTTAGCACTTGATCTTAAAGGCAATACTCTTATTTTAGTTGCTAGGGTAGAAGCACACGGAGAACCTTTATATGAGATGATAAATAGTAATGTTGTGGAGGAACGCAATGTCTTTTTTATTCATGGTGGAGTGGACACCGAAGACAGAGAGAAGGTTCGAGAAATCACTGAGCAAGAGGATAATGCTATTATCGTGGCCTCGTATGGAACCTTTTCCACTGGGATTAATATCAAAAATTTACACAACATAATTTTTGCATCTCCTTCCAAATCTAGAATTAGAAATCTTCAATCTATCGGGAGGGTTCTTAGAAAAGGTAATCAAAAAACCAGAGCCACTCTCTATGACATAGCCGATGATATTAGTAGTAAATCTAGAAAAAATATACACTAAACCATTTAATAGAAAGAATTAAAATTTATAATGAAGAAAACTTTAATTATGATATAGTAAATATACCAATTAAAAAATAATGGGAGACGAATTCTACGGAGTAATAAAATTAATAACTGGAGAAGAGATTTTTGCTACAATTTCTGTGGATGAAAATAATGGAAATCCTGTTGTTTTAGTTAATAGTCCAGTAATAATGAAGGTATTAACTCATGGTGTAGGGCAGTATGTAAAAATAAAACCCTGGCTAGAATTACCAGATGAGGATATGTATCTTATTGATTATAGTAGAATTATTACAATGACTGAAGTAAAAGATAAACAAATGATTCATTTCTACACTAGATATCTCAATGATGATGAAGTAGATATTGAATTAGATGGAAAAGTTACTATTAATAGTGAAATGGGATTTATATCAACTGTAGAGGATGCTCGTAAGAATCTTGAAAAGATCTTTAATATACCTTTTAATAATAAAGAAAGCTAAACCCATCTCATCAACCCTTACAGAGTTATTCTACTGTTATTCTTCTACCTTGTCAAGTTGGGTAAATAATGTTATAATATAAACAATTATTAAACAGGATATATTAATGTTATGGCTAAGAAGAAATCAGAGCATTATGTAAATAATAAAGAACTCTTAGCAGCGTTAATAGATTATCGTGCTGAAGTTGCTGTAGCAAAGACTAAAGATTTACCTAAACCAAGAATTAGTAATTATCTTGGGGAGTGTTTTTTAAAGATTGCTACACATTTATCTTATAAACCAAATTTTGTTAATTACATGTTCAGAGATGACATGATATCAGATGGAATCGAAAATTGCGTTCAGTACATACATAACTTTGATCCTAATAAATCCAAAAATCCTTTTGCTTACTTTACGCAGATCATTCATTATGCGTTTCTCAGGAGAATTCAGAAAGAGAAGAAGCAATTAGAAATTAAGACAAAGATTATCGAAAAGACAGGTTACGATGAAGTAATGATGGTTGATGATGGAGCACTCACTGCTTCTAGTTCTGACTATAACACTATTAAGGATAATATTCAGTATAAGTCTGGTAATAGATGAAGATAGCGATAATAACGGATCAGCACTTTGGTGCTAGGAAAGGATCCAAAGAATTTCATGCGTATTTCAAAAAGTTTTACGATAATGTCTTTTTCCCATATTTGGAAGAACACAAAATCGATACTGTCATTGATATGGGTGACACGTTTGATAATCGTAGATCTATTGATTTATGGTCTATTGATTGGGCAAAGGAGACTTACTTTGATAGGCTCCAAGATATGGGAATAACACTTCATAGTGTTGTTGGTAATCATACTGCTTATTATAAAGATACGAATGAAGTTAATACCATAGATCTGTTATTAAAAGAATATAAGAATATAACAACTTATGCAGAAACAACTTCTATTGAAGTGGGTGGATGTAATATTCTTCTTGTACCTTGGATTAATGAAGAAAATAAAGAAAGAAGTCTTGGATTAATTAAAGCATCACAAGCACCTGTTTGTATGGGACATCTTGAATTAAATGGGTTTGTTGCCACTGCTGGTCATGTAATGGATCACGGTATGGATATGGATCCTTTTAAGAAATTTAAAAAGGTTTATTCTGGTCATTACCACACAAGATCCAATGTTGGTAATATCTACTATCTTGGTAATCCTTATGAGATGTTCTGGAATGATTGTCAGGATCCTAGAGGATTTACTATCTTTGATACTGAAACTCTAGAACAAACATCAGTTAATAATCCATATAGATTGTTCTATAAGATTTATTATGAGGATCATAATTATAAGTTATTCAATACTTCAGAATTAAAAAATAAAATTATTAAACTTATTGTAAGGAAGAAAACCGACCAAAAACAGTTTGAAAAATTTATAGATAAATTATACTCTACTGGAATATTAGAATTAAAGATCATAGAGAACTATGTTCTAAATGAGAGTGAAGATTTTGTAGCAGAAGAAGATGAGAATACAATGAGCACCTTGAATAGGTATATTGACGATTCTGATTTTGAATGTGATAAGAATATTATCAAGGGTATATTGCAAAAGATCTACGCAGAGGCTTGTGAGGTTGATTAATGTATCTCCTTACCTTAAAAGATAGGGTTGATGACGGAGCATATGCCGTCGCAAACAAATATGGAGAAAAGGTATTATTCCTATTTCAAAAAAAGGATGATGCTAATAGATATGCAATGCAGATTGAAGACCAAGAAGATAAAGAAATGGCAGTTGTAGAGGTTGATGACAACATTGCAATTGTTACGTGTAGACGCTATAATTATAAGTATGCTGTGATTACTCCAAACGACATCGTTATTCCACCAAAATTGAATGATAATATTCCAGAAGATTAGATGGAAAAATTTCCTTAGTACAGGTAATCAGTTTACTGAGGTTGATTTTCAACAGAATGCGACAAATTTAATAGTGGGTACTAATGGTACTGGGAAATCAACTGTGCTTGATGCCCTTACTTTTAGTTTGTTCAATAAACCCTTTCGTAAAATTAATAAAGGGCAGCTGGCAAATAGTACGAATGAGAAGGATTGTCTTGTAGAAGTTGAATTCTGTATTAATAATAAGCAGTATATTGTGAAAAGAGGAATAAAACCCAATCTTTTCTTAATAGTTGTTGATGGAACTCCTATGCACAAGGAGGCAGATGATCGTGTAATGCAAAAAATGCTTGAGGAGAATATCCTTAAGGTAAATTATAAGTCATTTACTCAGATTGTTATATTGGGTAGTACCAATTTTGTTCCTTTTATGCAACTATCGGGATCAAACCGTAGAGATGTTATTGAGGATCTATTAGATATTCGTATATTCTCTGCTATGAATAGCTTGATAAAAGATAAGATCAAAGGACAGAAGGACGAAATTAAAACCTTAGATTTAAGTAAAGATAATATAAAAGATAAAGTTGAGATGCAAACCAACTTTATTAATGAATTGGAAAGTCAAGGTAAGCAAATAATAGAAGAAAAGAAAGATAAAATTATTACTCTTATGAGTGAGGCAGATAATTATGTTGTGGTAAATGAGCAGTTGGAAAATGATGTAGTTGATCTAACTAAGCAGCAAGAGGAAGTAACAGGAGCAAATAAAAAGTTAAAGAAACTAAACACTCTTAAGGGCAAAATGTCCAATAAAGTAGCAACTCTTACCAAAGAACATAAGTTTTTCACTGATAATACGGTATGTCCTACCTGCACTCAGGATATAGAAGAAGAGTTTCGTGTAAATAGAATTGCTGATGTTCAAAATAAAGCAACGGAGTTGCAATCGGGTTATAAAGACCTAGTAGAGGCAATTCAAAAAGAAGAGGACAGAGAGCATCAGTTTACAAAATTAAGTAAGGAGATTACTAAACTCAATAATGGCATTTCTAAGAATCATACTCTCATCTCTGGATGCAACAGACAGGTCAGGGATTTGGAATCGGAAATTCAGAGACTTACCGATCAGCATGCAAACAGAAATACTGAGCAAGAAAAGTTAGCAGAGTTTAAAGAAAACCTCCAAGAAGTATTTAAAAAAATAGCAGATAAGAAAGAAGAAGTTATGTATCATGACTTCGCATATTCTCTGTTAAAGGATGATGGAGTAAAGACAAAAATAATTAAGAAGTATCTTCCTCTTATCAATCAGCAAGTAAATCGTTTCTTGCAAATGATGGATTTCTATATTAATTTTAAGCTTGATGAGGAGTTTAATGAATCTATTGAATCTCCGATTCATGAGAAATTTTCTTATGCTTCTTTTTCTGAAGGTGAGAAGATGAGGATTGACCTTGCACTTTTATTCACCTGGAGAGAAGTTGCTAGGGTTAAGAACTCTGTGAATACTAATTTATTAATTATGGATGAGATATTTGATAGTTCTCTTGATGGGTTTGGTACAGATGAGTTCCTTAAGATTATTCGTTTTGTAATCAAGGATGCGAATGTATTTGTCATATCTCATAAAGCAGATCTACAGGATAAATTTAATAGTGTAATTAAATTTGAAAAAGTTAAAGGATTTTCGAGGATGGCATCATGAAGGATACTTGGCAACCTACTACTAGGCAAGAACCTAAAATTCAAATGGGGGTTCTTAGGTTGTTTCCTACATTGGTCTATCAGATAGATGCTTTGGAGTTGGCAGAGTCTGTAGAAAAAACTAGAAAGACTGTTGTATGGACTAATAAAGAAAATGATGCTAGTGAAAATAAGTGGATATTAAAACCACATAAAAAACTTGCTTCTAAGTTTGAATCTAAGGTTAATTTGTGTTTAGAAACTCTTGGATATGAAACTAAAATGAAAATGACCACAAGTTGGTGGACACGCACAGCTCCTGGTAATGTTGTATATCGTCATAAACATACTAATTGCTTATGGAGTGCGGTTTTCTATCCATATGAGGATACTTCATCTATTATTCTTGAAAGTACTTCAACTAAACCAATGATTGATGTATTGTTTAAGTGTACTGATCCTCAATATATACCATATGGACAGGCTGAGATTAGTATAAAATCTGGAACTATGCTAATATTTCCAAGTCATATATATCACTGGACTCAACCTAATAATACCGATAAGCATAGATATTCTTTAGCAATGAATTTTATGCCTAGAGGCAATTTACTTCATGGTGACTCTAGTTTCAATTACCAATGAATACTCCAAACTGGCAACACCATTCCAAGAAGGAAAGGAAACGAAAACTTAAACCCCAAGCATTACGCCAAGCGAAAGCAAGGCGTGGACAGTTGATAAACCGTCTACTCAACCGCCCACAGAGGCGGTTTTCTAGTATGATAGGTACATCAAACAAAGAGAACTATGTTGGTTAAGCACGAAATC